GCCTATGTTATCATAACTTTCGTATGATGTCAAGGTTTTGCGTCCCCTTGATATACCAGGGCAGCCATTAAGATTAGATTGCAGGGTCCTTATGGGACCCGGCAGTCTAATTTTTTTGTATGCGGAGGAGGTGATTACATGGCAGGCTACGCTTTCCGCACAATTTCTGACCGGCAGGACCTGCAAGACCTGTGGGAACACGGAGAGAGCGTAAAGGAAATATCTGAGGTCCTGGCAGTACCACTGTCAACGGTCTACGCAGAGCTGCGCCGGGGTAAAACAGGTGAGCGGCTTCCAGATATGCGGCTCAAGTATGACGCACAGGTAGCACAGCTTAATATGGTTGAGGAACTGGAGCGGAGGGGCCGCAGAGCTGCCGGGGTATAACACCCACGCCATTTACCATAGCCACTCTACACCAAGGAGGAAACATTATGAACCCCATCGTATTAAAGGGTCCCCGGTTCTCTGAGGAGAGCGTGGGAACCGTTCGACTGACCCCAGAAGCAGAAAAAGTGGTCCGCCGATTGCGGGCCAAGACAAATTTACCTATCCGACAAATCGTGTCAGAGATCATCGTCCAGGCTGAAAACCTGATTGACGTTGTGACATATGACGATGTAGATGAAAGCTAAGGAGGAAAAACCATGAGTAAAATGACTGTGCGAAACATCACCCCCGGCACCACCGGATATTACAATGGAGAGCCGTGCCTTGTTCTGGAACACCGAGAAGATGGCACTCTGTTGCTGGATCTTAATGAAATCACCTATGAATTTGGCTCTAGCAACAACTTTGCCACCAGTGATCTCCGCGATTACCTCAATGGTGCCTATCTGAATACTCTGACGAAGGGCCAGCCAGGGGATGTCCTGCCCCGGACGGTGGACCTCACCGCTCTCAATGGCTCAAAGGAGTATGGAACCTGTGAGTGCCAGGTGGCCCCACTGACTGTGGATGAGCTCCGCAAATACCATGATCTGCTGCGTAAAACTGAGCAGAAAAAGTGGGAGTGGTCCGTCACTCCTTGGAGCACTCCCCAGGTCAATGGTGATGAAAGCTGGGTTATGGGCTTGGGCACGGATGGCGGTGTCGACTACGGCGGCTGCGCCGGCACCGGCGGGTCCCGCCCCGCTTTCCTCATTCCCTCCAATACAACTGTGGACGATAATGAGGACACGGAGGGGCTAAGCCAGTACACCAGCGAGGAGCTGCTTGAGGAATTGCACCGGCGGCTCACTCAGCGGGATGCTTGAGCCCCACATACAACATGAAGGAGGCTAAAGACCATGCAAGGCACACCAGAAACACGGCGGGAGCAGCTGCGCCAACGCCGCCAGGCGTACTGCCAAGCCGCTACATATCGTGAACAGACAGAGGAAGTTATCAATCTTTTGCAACGACCCCCAACACAAGTTCAGACATATGTGGTATGTGTTGGGCCGTTAGAAGCACCCAAAGACCAGAAGACGCTTGTCAATACATCGCCAGTAGAGCCACCCCAGCAAGAGGATGAATACCCCTGCATCAGCAGTATGCTGCTGGGTGTGCTCATCGGCATAATTATGTTTGCGCTTGTCTATTTCATTGTCTGGGCCAACGGCAACAATCTATAAAGGAGGATACAAAAAATGTTAGAAATGAAGATCAGAATTGAGACACCAGACTTGTCCGCTGCTTTGGATAGGCTGGCGGAGTCTCTGAGCAAAAGCACCTTTGTGGCCATGCACGGCACGGACAACAAGGTCATCGGCTACACCCCGGAGGTCAATGTCACCACCGACAAAGCGCCTGTTATCGGGCACCCCGCCCCTGTGGCCCCCGTCCCTGCCCCTGCTGTTGCCGCTCCCGCCTCTTTTGTTACCCCGCCCCCCGTGGCTCTGGCGGACCCTACACCGGCCCCCGCTCCGGCTCCTGTGGCCCCTGCGGTGGGTGCTCCTGCGCCTGCTGTGCCAACTTCGGCCACTGCCGCACCCACCCCTGCACCGGCTCCTGTACAAGCGACTGCTGCCCAGACTGCGCCCGCCGCTGCGGTGCCCATTGCCCCGGCTCCCACCTACACGCTTGACCAGATCAGCAGGGCCGGTGCCGCCCTTGTGGACATGGGCAAAATGGAGCAACTGCTGGCCCTGCTCGGCAAGTACGGCGTGGCGGCTGTCACTCAGCTTGCCCCTGACCAGTACGGCATTTTTGCCACTGAGCTGCGGGCGCTGGGTGCCCAGATTTAAGGAGGTGCCCCATGCCTCCTGAGAAACACGCTTTACTCTCTGCATCCTCGGCCTCCCGCTGGCTGAAATGCACGGCGGCCCCCCGCTTTGAGGAGGGGCTACCGGAGAACACCAGCAGCTATGCAGAGGAGGGCCGCCTGGCCCACGCCCTGTGTGAGCTCAAGGTGCAAAAGAAATTTTCCGTGATGACATCCCGGACCTACACCACCCGGCTCAACAAGCTCAAGAAACAGCCTATCTATGACCCGGAAATGGACAAGACCAGTGACCTCTACCTGGAGCATCTGACTGAGCAAGCCATGCTCTATGACACCACCCCCACGGTGGTGCCGGAGGTCCAGGTGGATTTTAGTGAGTATGTGCCGGAGGGCTTTGGCACCTGTGACTGCGTGATGATCGGCGGCGATACCCTCAGCATCACGGACTATAAACACGGCAAGGGCGTGCCCGTATCTGCCACCGGCAACCCGCAAATGCGGCTTTACGCCCTGGGTGCTCTCAAGCGCTATGCCCCCGTCTTTGGGGACACCATCAAGCGGGTCCGCATGACCATTGACCAGCCCCGCCTTGACAGCTACACCACGGACACCATCACGGTGGAGGAGCTGAGGGCCTGGGGTGAGAGCATCAAGCCCATTGCACAAAAGGCCTTTTCTGGCCTGGGTGAATTTGTCCCCGGTGACCACTGCCGTTTTTGTCGTGGCAAAGCTCAGTGCCGTGCCCGTGCCGGGGTAAACACCGCCCTGGAGGACTTCAAGGACTGTGTACTGCCGGGCCAGTGTTGCAAGGATATTTTAGCCCCCATTCTCTCTGACGCAGAGATCGGTGACCTGCTCATCCGTGGAAAGTATCTGGTCCAGTGGTACAAGGACCTGGAGGAATACGCCACCAAGGCCCTGCTGGACGGCAAGCCCATTGAGGGCTGGAAACTGGTGGCGGGCCGGAGCAACCGCACCTTTACGGACCAGGACGCTGCCATCCAAGCGGTCATTGCCGCCGGATATGACGAGGCCCTGCTCTATGACCGCAAGCCCAAGACCCTCTCTGAGATTGAGAAGTTGATGGGCAAGGCGGAGTTTGCTGAGAAAATTGGCAGCTTTGTGGTCAAGCCCCTGGGCAAGCCCACCCTGGCCAGCAGCGATGACAAGCGGGAGGCCTACCACCCCGCCGCCTCTGACTTTGCCGGGGTAGTGCCCAATGGATAATAGCATCACCGTCCGCCAGGGCATTTGTAAAATTGTCCTACACTTACCCAGTCTCACCAGTATGACCCAACGGAACTTTCGAAAACTCTGCAAGATGGTTCTCATGGATCCATACACCAACCGGGATGCCATAGACAAGCTGACCCGGTATCTGGAGATTGCCTTAAAGGACAGCAAAGAAGAATGGCACCAGGCTTCCATCCAATATCAGCGAGAGTGGCGCTTCATCGACAAGCCCGCCCACCGGAGGACAAAGGTAGAGGTTCAGGCCACTGCTAAGGTCAAACAACATAATGAGGAACTGACCAAGGCCTGTAAACGGACCAAAGCCCAGTATGAGCGCTGGGTCAAATACAAAAGCATTTGGGAGGAGGCCCAGCAATGAGCCCCTACCCTGAAATTTATGAACAAAGGAGATCAATGACTATGTACCAAAATGACGCTATGAAAGTACTGACCGGAGAGGTACGCCTGTCCTACGCCAACCTGACCACCCCCAGAGCTGCCCAGCAGGGTGGTGAGCCCAAGTATTCTGTCACCCTGCTCATCCCTAAGGGTGACACGGCCACTAAAGCAGACATTGATGCCTCTATCCAAGCTGCTGCCAATGATGCAGTCAGCAAGGTGTGGAATGGTGTACGGCCTCCCCAGGTCCGCATTCCCATCTATGACGGTGATGGAGTGCGCCCCTCCGGCGTACCCTTTGGCCCGGAGTGCCACGGCCACTGGGTCATGACGGCCAGCACCAAGAACAAGCCCCAGGTGGTGGGCATCGACAACATTAACACGGAGCTGTCCCCAGCAGACATCTACAGCGGAATGTATGCCCGTGTAACTGTCCGTTTCTTTGGGTACTCCAACAGCGGCAACAAGGGCGTGGGCTGTGGCCTGGGCAATGTGCTCAAGACCCGTGATGGTGAGGCTCTGGCTGGCTCTGCCTCCGCTGCCTCTGACTTTGCGGGCATCGGTGCCTCCCCTGCTGCTACGCCTAACTATGGGGCCGCGATGCCCGCCACCCCCGGCGCTTATGGTGTGGCCCCTGCCGTCCCTGCTGCTCCTGCTGCTCCCGCTACCACTGCCCCCTGGGCCACCAACAACGGCATTAACCCCATTACCGGCCAGCCCATGTAATAGAAGGAGGCCACCATGCACCATCTCAGCATTGACCTTGAGACTTATTCCAGTGTGCCCCTTGCAAAGGCTGGATCTCAAAAGTACATATCCAGTCCAGACTTTGAAATCCTGCTTTTTGCATACAGCGTGGATGGTGCCCCTGTTGAGATCATCGACCTGGCACGGGGGGAACATCTCCCCCCGTGGCTGGTCCAGGCCATCACCAGCCCGGAATACATCAAGCACGCATATAATGCCCCTTTTGAATGGGGGTGCTTGTCAAAGTTTATCGGCTATCTGCCGCCGGACCAGTGGCGGTGCACCATGTTCCACGGCCTCTACTGTGGCTATACGGCGGGCCTGGAGGCCACAGGGCGGGCATTGGGACTGCCGGAAGACAAGCGCAAATCAAACACCGGCAAGGCCCTCATCCGCTATTTCAGCGTCCCCTGTGCCCCCTCCAAGGCCAACGGTGGCCGCACCCGCAACTATCCCCACCACGACACGGCCAAGTGGGAGCTATTTAAAGAATACTGCCGTCAGGATGTGGTCACAGAGATGGAGATTGAGCGGCGGCTGTCCGCTTTCCCGGTGCCTGACTTCGTGCAGAAACAGTGGGAGACAGATCTCACCATCAATGCCCGTGGTGTGGCCGTTGACATGGACTTTGTTTCTGGTGCCCTCTACCTGGGGGACACCGTAAGAAAGAGCCTTATGCAGGAGGCAACAGAGCTCTCAAAGCTGGACAACCCCAACAGCGTGGGCCAGCTCACAAAATGGCTGGAGACAGAAATGGGGGAAGAACTCACGGACCTCCGCAAGGACACCGTGGCCCGGCTGCTCAAGCAGGACAACAACAGCCCTGCTGTCCAGCGGATGCTGGAGATCAGACAGGAACTGGGTAAGACCTCCACAAAGAAATATGATGCCATTGAGGCAGCTGTGTGCCCTGATGGCCGGGTCCGTGGACTGCTCCAATTTTACGGGGCAAACCGGACCGGGCGCTGGGCCGGGCGGCTGGTACAGGTCCAGAACCTGCCCCGCACCTACACGGAGCCCTTGCCACTGGCCCGTGATCTGGTCCGGGAGCGCAAGCTGGATGCCCTTCGGGCGGTCTATGGCTCTGTGCCTGACACCCTCAGCCAGCTCATCCGCACCGCTTTCATTTCCCCGGAGGGTCATGTGCTCATAGACGCTGACTTTTCCGCTATTGAGGCCCGTGTTATCTCCTGGCTGGCCGGTGAACAGTGGCGGCTTGAGGTGTTCAGGACCCACGGCAAGATTTATGAGGCCTCTGCCTCTCAAATGTTCGGGGTGCCCATCGAACTCATCAAAAAGGGCAACCCGGAGTATTCCCTCCGGCAAAAGGGCAAGGTGGCAGAGCTGGCCCTGGGCTACCAGGGCAGCACCGGGGCCCTCATCAACATGGGTGCTTTGGATATGGGCATCCCGGAGGAGGACCTGCCGGACATCGTACAGCGCTGGCGGGAGGCCAACAAGCGCATCCGTGACCTGTGGTATTCAATGGACAGCGCCGCTGTGCAGGTCATCTCCCAGGGCGGCAGCGTGGGCATCAACGGCCTCATGCTGGCCCGTGAGTACGACTACAACCAAGGCACCGACTGCTTTACTATCACCCTCCCCTCTGGCCGCAAACTCTACTATGTGAGCCCCAGTATCGGAGAGAACCAGTGGGGCCGCCCCTCCATCGCCTACATGGGCATGGACCAGAAAACCAAGCGCTGGAAACAGATTGAAACCTATGGCGGCAAGCTGGTGGAGAACTGCGTCCAGGCCATTGCCCGTGATGCCCTGGCCGGTGCCATTGAGCGCCTGGAGGCCGCCGGGCTGCCGGTGGTGTTCCATGTGCATGATGAGGTCATCATTGATGTGGCCCCCTTTGCCGATGATGACACCATGCTCCGGACGGTGGTGGACATCATGCGGGAGCCCATCCCCTGGGCCCCGGACCTGCCCCTCAATGCAGACGGCTGGGTGGGGACATTCTTTAGAAAGGACTGAGCCGATATGAAACACCTGGGAGATATCAAGAGGATCAGTGGCTACACGGCTGTACCGGTCAATGTCGTAATTGGCGGATCACCCTGCCAAGATCTGAGCATAGCGGGCAACCGCGCGGGTCTTGCCGGCGAGCGCTCAGGCCTGTTTATGGAGCAGATCAGAGTTATTAAGGAGATGAGATGTGCAGATGCAGAGAGAGGTAGAACAGGCCCAGACATCCGCCCCCGCTGGATGGTGTGGGAAAATGTCCCCGGAGCCTTTAGCTCAAACAAAGGAGCGGACTTTGGGGCAGTCCTCCACGAAACGGTCAAGGTCGCCTGTCCGCAAGCCCCCACTATTCCAGTGCCTGACCCCAAGCACGGGGGGGATGGCCAACAAGCGGATGCTACTATGATGTGGGTGGACGGTGGAGCGTTGCGTGGCGAGTATTCGATGCGCAGTTTTGGGGAGTCCCCCAGCGCCGTCGTCGTATCGCACTTGTCGCAGATTTTGGAGGCCTCACCGCACCAGAAATACTCTTTGAGCGCAAAGGCGTGTCTGGGGATTCTCAACCGGGCGGAGCGCCGTGGAAAGCCTTTACCACCACAGCTGAAAGATGCGTTGCTGAGACAGGCTGCGGCGGTGCCGTTGCCTTGCGTATGCGATCTGGATGTGACGGAGGCGGAAAAGGCGCCCTGATCCAATATGAAAAATCGGGGACACTTAGATGCCACAACGATCAAACAATTATCTGTCTGAGCGACCAGGGCAGCACCCTTCTGACGCAGGAACATAGACAACAGCCCATAGTGGTACAGGCGCTGTTTGAAAACCACACACAGATTGGCCGCCACACCGGGCCACTGGAGGTAGCCCCTACAGTGGCACAGAAGTTTGGCATGGGCGGGAACAACACTCCGCTGGTGGTGGGCTTCAAGTACCACCAAGGTGCCGGGGCACGTGGTTTGGGCGAGGAGGAGGGCATTTCTCCGGCGCTGTGCGCCGATGGAGGCCACCCGCCCGCAGTCGCTAACCTGAACAATGTTGTGCGCGAAGGGACATTGGTTCGGCGCTTGACCCCGTTGGAGTGTGAGCGTCTGCAAGGGTTCCCTGATGGCTGGACGGACATTGGCCCGTGGACAGACAGCAAAGGAAAGATACATAAGGAGAGCAGTGATGCCGCCCGCTATAGGGCACTGGGCAACAGCATTGCATTACCCTCTTGGGTGTGGGTCCTGGCCCGGCTGAGTCTGTGTGCTGCCACAGAGCCTACGATGGCCTCCCTCTTTGACGGCATCGGCGGCTTTCCGCTTATTTGGGAATGGCTCAACGGCAAAGGCACTTGTCTGTGGGCAAGTGAGATTGAGGAATTTCCCATCGCAGTTACAAAACAACATTTTTCAGAGGAGGACATCACAGATGAAAATTATAGCCCCCAGTTTTGAAATTCTTACGCCCGTGGATGGCCCTGCCATCATCCAGCACATTGAGCGCTGTGGCCGGGTGTGCTACAAGTCAGAGGACAAAACCACCGACACCTCCGCGGCCACTTTCGTTGGCAACATCATCAAGCGTGGCCATGAGGCCGTGCTGGAGCATGACAGCATCACAGTCAAGTTTATTGTGGACCGGGGCGTGTCCCATGAAATTGTCCGCCACCGGCTGGCCTCCTACTGCCAGGAGAGCACCCGCTACTGCAACTATTCCAAGGATGGCTTTAATCATGAGATCACTGTCATCAAGCCCTGTTACCTACAAAGTTTTCCAGAACAATCCTATGGATACCAGGTATGGCGTAGAACCTGCCAGGCCGCAGAGGATGCCTATTTTGACTTGCTGGAATGGGGCTGTACCCCGCAGGAGGCCCGTGCCGTCCTGCCCAACAGCCTCAAGACTGAGGTGGTAATGACGGCCAACCTCAGAGAGTGGCGGCACTTCTTTAAGCTGAGAGCGGCACCAGCTGCACATCCGCAAATGCGCGAGGTAGCTGCCCCGTTGCTAAAAGAGATGCAGGATCTGGTGCCTGTCGTATTCGATGATTTGGAGGGGTGCCTGTGACAAGATCTGAAATTTTGGAAGCTGCCCATACGTGCATCAGCGGGAATCGTGCATTTGACTATGGGACGCCGGAGAACAACTTTGAAACCATAGGGCTGCTCTGGGGAACCTATTTAAGAGCAGCATATCCAAAGATCAATCTGGCCATCAATGGCATAAGTGCCAAGGATGTGGCCCTTATGATGGCGCTACTTAAAGTAGCGCGTGCCGCCACCGGTTCTAACCCGGACAGCTATGTAGACCTTGCTGGCTATGCCGCTTGTGCTGGAGAGCTTGCGGCAGACTAAGCATCTCACGAAGGAGAGGGAGATATCTATG